AGGAGAATTCGAAGTAGAGAAATCTGCAGAAGAAGTTCTTGCTAAAACTGACCCTTCTATGTCAAAGTATTCACAAGCAATAAGTAAGTTAAAACCACTAGGTTAATACTTACTAAATTAAAGGAAATAATATGTTTTTATCAGAAAACTTACAAGAAAAGTGGCAGCCGATTCTAGAACACTCCGATTTACCAAAAATCGAAGACAACTACAAACGTGCCGTTACTGCTGTTATTCTTGAGAACCAAGAAAAAGCTCTTCAAGAGCAAAACTTGCAAGAAGCAGCACCTTTAAATGCTACTGGAACAGGTGTTTCTAACTGGGATCCGATTTTGATTTCACTAGTTAGACGTGCTATGCCAAATCTCGTTGCATACGACATTTGCGGAGTTCAACCAATGACTGGCCCAACAGGATTAATCTTTGCTATGAAAGCAAGATATAACGATTATCCTTCAGGAACAAGATTGACAAAATCAGAAGCAATGGGAATTGACGAAGTTAGAACTGGATACTCTTCAGCTGCTAACCCAACTGCTGACGGTGTCGGAACTAACGACATCTCAGACCCATTCGATACTTCTTCACCTTCATATGCAGACACTACTGGTAACGGTATGTCTACAGCTTCAGCAGAAGCATTAGGTGATGTAGAAGCTTCAAACGGTTTTGCTCAAATGGGTTTCTCAATTGAGAAAGCTACTGTTACTGCCAAGTCAAGAGCATTAAAAGCAGAATACACATTAGAACTTGCACAAGACCTCAAAGCAATCCACGGTCTTGACGCAGAATCAGAACTTGCAAATATTCTTTCATCAGAAATTCTTGCAGAGATTAACCGTGAAGTTGTCAGAAGTGTCAACATTCAAGCAAAAACTGGTGCAGCTGATACAGCTTCAGCAGGTACTTTCAACTTAGATGTTGATGCTAACGGAAGATGGTCTGTTGAGAAATTCAAAGGATTATTGTTTCAAATCGAAAGAGAGTCAAACAAGATTGCTAAAGAAACAAGAAGAGGAAAAGGTAACTTTATCTTATGTTCTTCAGATGTTGCTTCAGCACTATCAATGGCTGGTGTATTAGATTACGCTCCTGCTCTTTCAACTAACCTAAACGTAGACGACACTGGTAATACATTTGCCGGTATTCTAAACGGAAGAGTTAAAGTTTACATCGACCCATATGCTGGTGTTGATTACTTGACTGTAGGTTATAGAGGAACTAATCCGTATGATGCTGGTATCTTCTACTGCCCATACGTTCCATTACAAATGGTTCGTGCAGTTGGTGAGAACACATTCCAACCAAAAATCGGTTTCAAAACTAGATATGGTATGGTTGCAAATCCATTTGTCGGAACTAATCCGTCAGATACTTTGTCTGCTACTGCAGGTGTTAACCAGTACTACAGAAAATTTGTTGTTTCAAACATTCTGTAAGAACTACGGTTCATTACCTTCGGGTAATACTAAAAACCCCTCTTTCGAGGGGTTTTTTTTTGGTCTTGCAGAAACACGTTGCAGTATCAGAAATCTCCCTCAGCAACTTGAACTACTGTAGTACCTCTGTCTCTCCACATTTGAACAACTTGATTTCTGTCATCAAAGACAATATCAATCTTACCACCCAATGATTCAAACTTGTCTGCAAGTTCCCCTTTAAATACATCATCCTTCCTAAAATCACCATCGGGTCTCAAGAACAACCCTTTATGGTCATCCCCAATCCATTCAGAAATCTGTTGTTCTGTAATGTCCCTTTCAGATTCGTTTCTTGCAGAGAAGAATGCAACATCATCACCAAGTGCAATGTGTCTTTTTGCAATATCACAAACCCATTGAACAGGAGTGTCGAATTTAGTCTGTTCTCTGAATGATTTCCAGTCTTTCCAGCTATCTGTTCCATCCACAAAATGTCGTCTATGTTCACAGTCTGCAATGGTTCCATCTACATCAAAAATTATTGTTTGTTTTTTCATCATGTATATAGTATACCACTTTATAGGGGACACTGTCAAGTGGTATAAATACTAGTGTAAGGAATAATCCTTACATGACACACACACAGGAGAATGATATGTCAGAGAATAAATCAGGGTTCGAAATTAGAGCCGACTTACTAAACCAAGCACAAGGACTTTTGGAGAACAACTACCAAAGGCAGGTTGACGGAATATTTTTACACAATGAAAATAATCCAAATGACTTACAAAGTCTACCACTAAGAGAAATTACTGGTGAAGAGGTTATTGTTGTTGCAAGACAACTAAATGAGTTTGTCACTGAAAAGTAACAACTCGTGGGGGGAAACCCCCACTATGTTATAAATAGTATTATGGAAAAGATTATGCAAGAATTTGAAAAACAAGTAAATGTCCAAGAAGGGCCTTGGGAACAACAAACATTCCCATCAGGGTCGGAGACTACGAAGGGTATTATATCACGAAAAACTGTAACCCTCTACGAACAAGATGGTTACTTATGTGAAAACACAGTAACAAGAGAGTATCGGTCTAATGACTATTTCGATACATCAAGTACAAAAAGGATAGCAAAGATAAATGGCTGAAACGACAATCAATAAATCTATACTCAATAAGAATAATTTTAGACTTCTTATTGATAAGGTTCCTACAGTTGAATACTATGTGAAGAGTGTAAACATTCCCTCAATCACATTTGCAGAAGCAACCATGCAAGCTGGTGTGGGTATTGATGCATATTTTCCTGGCGACAAGATTGAGTTTGGTACACTAGATGTATCTTTCCTAGTTGATGAAGATTTACAAAACTTCAAGGAACTATATGATTGGATGGATGCAATTGTCCCATTCAGAGACCCTAGTAAATACAAAACCTACACTTCATCGTCTTCAACAGACCCATATGAAAAGTCCAGTAATACAGGTAATGACCTATTAACAACCTCTATGGTAACACTTGTTGTAAATACCAACAAGAACATACCTAATAAATACATACGATTCCATGATGCATTCCCTATATCATTAGGTGGATTATCGTTTGAATCGGGTGCTGAGTCAGAAACAATCTCAGTTGATGCATCGTTTAGATTTGCATATTACGAGATAGAAAGCACTAGTTAAACCCCTATAAATATGTTATACTAGTAGTTAATACTAGTAGGTGATTAATTATGAACTTAGAACAAATAAAAGAACAGTGGTCTAAAGACTGTGAGATAGATGATATCGAATTAGATAGTGCATCTCTTGAAGTACCAAAACTACACGCAAAATACCAAGACTTACTAACCAGTAAGATACTTGTATCCAAACAATACGAAGCCAAATATAACATCCTACTTAAAGATAAGTGGTTGTGGTATAATGGTAAACTTGATGCAGATAAGATTAGTGCATATGGATGGGAACACGACCCATTTGATGGTCTCAAAGTAATGAAGACCGATATGTCATATTTCTTCAATGCAGACCCCGACTTACAAGAGATGAGTGCAAAGAGAGAATATCTTCAAGTGACTATTAACTATATCAAAGAGTGTATGACTAACATCACTTGGAGACACCAAACAATCCGTAACACGATTGATTGGAGAAAATTCATGGCGGGTCAATAATATGCAACTAGAGAATTATCTATGGGCATCAAAAGGATTCTTCACACCCGAAGAGGTGAAGGAGATTCATTTACATGCATCTATGATACCAATAGAAGAGGGTTCAACAGGGTTTGTTCCAACCGACCCCGACAGTCCCGAAGCACATCAACCACCATCCCCTTCAGAAGAAATTAGAAGTTCTAAAATAAAGTGGTTTAATCCCAATATTGGATTCGGACTGCCAGAACCTATAGTAACGAGAATTTGGGATGCGTTTATGGAAGCCAATGTGACATCAAACTGGAATCATAAACTTGAATTTCTAGAAAATATGCAATACACCATCTATGAACACACTCCATCTAAAAGTAGAAGTGATTTCTATACATGGCACACAGACCATGGTGGAAAAACAAACCCCGATGGAATGCATAGAAAATTATCTATGTCTATTCAGTTGTCAGAACCCGATGAGTATGAGGGTGGACTATTTCAATGGTTGGAACCAAACCATCAGTTTGATAGAATCAAAAAAGGAGAACCATTCTCGTATGATGAGGCGATTAGAACTGTTCCCGAAAGTATCAAAACTTCAGGTTCGGTAATCGTTTTTCCATCCTTTGTTCATCACCAAGTTACACCTGTAGTGCATGGTACTAGAATATCTATGGTCGTTTGGGCAAATGGATATCCTTATGTCTAAACCAATAGTCACCGTCTCTAAAGTAGATGAGTGTTTCCTAAAGGTTGAATGTCCTGATGACGGCCTTGCAAAAGACCTTCATGAATTCTTCTCATACAAAGTTCCAAATGCAAAATTCATGCCTTCCTATAGAAACAAGTGGTGGGATGGTAAGGTATATCTATTTTCAATTAAAACAAGAAAGATAT